TACCACCTTCTCTACGTGGTAACCAGAAGTCTTCCATCATTGATAAAAATTTACGGTCATCACGAACTTCACCTGTGTTGGCATCATATACAAGTTTGTTCTTGTACTTAACCATGATGTCACGCAGGTACTGTTCTGCTTTTAGTTTAGGTAAGTTACCTACGTCAATGTAAAAAATACGGCGTTCTGGTGCTCTTGAGATACGATAGATAACTGTCGCATCTTCAATCATTCGTAATTGGTTAAGAGGTTTAATAGCTTTGTGAAGATAAGAAAGTACAACAGCACGGCGAGAATCCATAAGACCAGATACCACAGATATAATAGAATCTGTGGTAATACGAACACCAACAGGACCAAAATTGGAAGAAGAACCAGTGACAACTTTATCATTGAAAATATAGTATTCGTTGATGACCATCATTGCATCTACACCGGTACGCTCATCTTTTTTCTTTTTGATTTCACGTACTTTGCGTAGTTTTCTTGGATCTATGTATCTTAATTCTTTGATACCTTCAATTGGATTATCACGGTCAATGATAATATGATAGTACATACGACCATCAATATACCATCTACGGAAGATATCTTGTGCCATGTTGTTGTAGTTTAACAAACGAACAATGGTACCAAACTCTGTCTTGATTGCGCTTTTGATTTTATCCGAGACTTTCAAATCGTCCATAACAATCTTAACAATCTTGCCGTCATCATCTTGGCAAATTGCTTCGTTTACAATATCGTCAATTGCTGACTCAATTTCTGGCTGCATAGCCATTTCACGGTATCGTGATATTAATTCTACTTCGTTTTTTGCGGTACCATCTAGGTCAACATATGTGCCATAGTAAGCCGCTGATGTAATGGTTAATGCACCATCATCGTTTGCAGGCGGCGAGAACGACTGTGCCACGAGAGCATCGTCTTCCGATTTCTTTCGTGATATCGTAAAGCCAAAAAGAGAGAATTTGTTATCTGCCATAGTATTTAATTTTCAATTCAAAAAAACATAAAAGGAGGGCGGTTGCCCTCCTATAAAGATATTAACTAGTTGTAGTTGATGTCCAATATTGATATGAGAATGTAACTGAATATTCTTCAATCGCATCATTTGTGCTCCAATCTAAATCGATTGGTGCAATATCAACAGGGAACATACCCACAAAGTTATACTGTTTCAATATACTAGATGAACCAACTTTACCGTATTGTGTTACCACGGCATCAGTAGCGTAGCTAGTAGGTGTAACGCCAGACGAATTGCGTAAGTTACCTGCATGAGAATTGATAGAGTTCATCCATGATTCTAATGCATTACGAATTGTGAAATCTTCGTCATTGATGATTGTTAATGTCCAATCAGTAAATGTACGGTTACCAGCAAACTTCATTTCACGACCAAAATAATAAAGTGGTACAGTACCTATTGTTGAACCTGGCAATTGTGCAGCCTTTGCCATGAATTGTACTTTTGGACCCGCAGCAACCGCAAATCCAGGATTTGTAATTGCTGGGAATGCCATTTGGACATCAAATAGGTTTGGACGTGCGCCATCTCCTACTAATTGCCCTCTGAAGTCATTTACGTTAAATGCCATTTTATTCTCCTATGTGTCGTTTTATTTATTAGAACTGTCCAACAACTGTTGAAAAGTCAACACCAGTCGCAACGGCAACGAAATTCAACTGAATGTAGTTGATAGAACGAGCAGGCTTAATGTAGATATCACCAACGAATTGGTTATTGTCAATGACATAACCTGTGTTGTTTGTTGTGTCGCAAACAACTTTGAAGTCTGTGATACCACGGCGACCTTGTACGTCACGTAGGAATGGAGTTACTAGGGCAACGAATTGAGCACGAGTAAATGCATCGTTCAATTCAAACAATGAGTATTGAGCAGCCTTAGCGATTGCTTTCTCAAGTGTAATGAATAGACGGCGTACATTGATACGGTCAAATGCTGATGGTTTTGCCTGTAATGTCTTGTCACCAAACAATACTGTACCATTGCCTGGGAATGAAACAACAGGGTTTACACCGTTTTGATACAGAATATCACGGTATGTTTTGATTGGGTTCCATGCCAACTTAACAACGTTCTTTAAGTTACCACGATTGAAACCTGCTGGTGAGTACCATGGATCACGAACTTGGTCTGTGTATACGCATAGACCAGCAATATCACCGTTCAATGGAATCCAACGATATGTCTGATTGTACTTGTCGTACATATACTTCCAACCAGAGTCAACAACTGCATAAGATGTTGAGCGTGATAATTGACCTAACCATGTAATGATGTTGTTTGTTTCATTACCTGCTTGACCTACAACCGCAGATTGTGGTGGAGATAAGAACGCAACGCAATCCATACGTGAGTTAACAATGTTGTCAATAACATATTGTTGTACTGTTACATCTTCGTTAGCAGTCAATACTAATGAAATATCAGTAGTTTCTTTGCTTGCAAATAGACCCCAACCGTTTTCTAATGGAGCATCAGAACCAGAATCATCAGTACCACCAGATAAAGTAATTGTTGTATTACCTAATGGATATGTTGATGATGAGATTCTTGCAAAAGTTGTGTTGTATGCAGCTTGACCCCATGTTGTGCGAGTATTTGCATAGTCAACAGAATCAATACCATAAATGTATTGTGAGTTATTGTACAATACTTGTTTCCAATATAATGATGCACCGTTTACAGTAGCATCAGATGCCTTAGAAAGGAATGGATATGTTTCTAGAATTGTACCTCTTGTGCCTGTGAATAAACCACCTGCATCAGAAACAACAAGGTGGAACTCATCGTTTGCACCACCTTGTGTAGATGTATATGTAGATGTACTTGGTTGTGCATTTACAACAGAAGACCAGTAACGAGTTGTACCGCCTGATGTGAATGTTGCGTATGCAAATGAAGAAGTGTTAGCAGAGTCATATACGTCAACTTGAATAGAGTTGCCGTAGAAACCTGGATAACGTGCCATGAAAGCACCGTATGCGTTACCGTCACCAGTAGCAATCCAGTTATTTGCAAAGAATGTATCTTCGTTAGGCATTTGAACTTGTGTTGCTAATGTATTAGCAGAAGCGTTCTTGCCGTTTGAACCAACTGTACGAACTAAACGTAAATCGTTAGCGTAAGCTAAGAAAGACGAAGCAGTAAAGAATGGAATATATGAGTTAGCATCTGGTTGTTGATAACGAGACACTAAAACTTGCTCGTTTGGAACAACTGTAATCTTGAAAGCAGGACCCCATACGAAATATCCTACTAAAGCACCGGTAGAAGATGATACTGAAGGAACAATTGTTGTTAAATCGACTTCAGTTACATTTACACCTGGAGATAATTGAATCGCCATTTAAATTCTCCTTGAATTATTTACGTTTTTGGCAGTTATAATACCATAAAGATATTTATGAAAGGTCAATTTTACATTACCTACGCCAAAAATTTGCATGATAAACTGCGTAAGGTTGATTAGAATCCGCTTTCTCCCATAAATCTCCACCTTCCATCATAAACTCATGCTCCCCTACAAGTCCATCATCCATAACAGGAGCAGGTGGTGTTAATTCATCAAATTGATTCATATTTTCTAATTGAATCTGTTTTCTCAAGTCGTGGTTAACAATTTCTCTAAAATATTTTTGAGTTGTTAACCATGAAAACATTACTAAACCCATTACTAAATCATCATTTGCATCATCTTCAGCAGCAAATGAGTTCTTACTTGCAACAAAAGTTGTCAATTCAGAGTAAGTATCAAAGTCGTTGATTAAAAGTTTATCTCCTTCAATCAAGGCCTTTAAGTTTGAACAACCAATTCGTTTGACTTGAGGTGACATTTTCAAACCTAATTGAACACCTCTTGCAAAACCAGCACTTAGTTGTTGTGGTTTTTTGTTACCTGTAAATACTTTCCACAGATTTTCATATTCTAAATCGTTGTGTAGAATGTCGGCAACTTGCTGAGTATTATTTATCTCCACTAAAATATATGCATCATTGTATAATTTTGCAGCATTATAGATGACTGTTGGGAATAAAATTGGTGAAATGGAAGATGATTTATAAGTGGCAACTTGTTTGTAAGGCGTTTCTGAGA